CCCAGTCTTGAAGACATGGGTCGCAAATACTGGAAGAAACGCAGCTATGTGTTTCAAGGCTTTGTGCGTGAGAACCCCATCGCTGACGACAAGACACCGTCTAACCCAATCCGTCGTTTCATCATTGGACCACAGATCTTCACCCTGATCAAGAGTGCGTTGATGGACCCAGAATTGGAAAACTTGCCCACAGACATCATGAGTGGTCTGGACTTCCGTATCACCAAGACACAGAAGGGCGGCTACGCAGACTACAACACTTCAAAGTGGGCTAGAAAAGAATCCGCACTCACTGAAGAAGAACAAGCAGCCATTGAAACACACGGCCTGTTTGACTTGAGCACATTCTTGCCCAAGAAGCCCACTGATGTGGAACTTCGTGTGATGAAAGAAATGTTCGAAGCATCAGTTGATGGCAAGGCATTTGACATGGAGCGTTGGGGTCAATACTTCCGCCCTGCTGGTATGCAAGCACCAGCCGGTGCTGCCGCAGCAGATGTGGACGAGGATGTTCCAGTGGTCAAAGCAGCACCTGCAGCCAAAGCACCTGTGGATGCGTTTGAAGACGACGATACTCCTGTGGCAACAGCACCAGTGGCCAAGCCAGCAGAAGGCAACAAGAAAGCCGAGGACATCTTGGCCATGATCCGTAGCCGTCAAAACAAGTAATCGGATGTTGGTAAAGTTGGTCTGGGAAAATACCGGAGATGAAATCACATTCATTCCTACGTTCCCAGATCTGCTTGATTACTACATCAACCATCTAAATCAACAAAACTTAAATAAATTTTTCTATAAAGAATCAAAGGTCGATCATAGCATAGGTGAAGAACTTCAACGATGTTTGGCATCTATACAATCTTTATCAACAAAAATTCCAATGGAGATTGATGATTGGTCTGGTGATGTATACGATCAAAAGTATTTGAATAAGTTGCATAAACAATGGGTCAAGACCGGAATCAGATATCCTAATTTATCAAATCTACTTAAATCTATGGGTAACAAAGATGTTGATTTTCGAAATATCAATGACACTATACATCTTCTAGAAAAAAGTTTTGTCTGCAGGTACATCAACTACAAAGATAATCCTTGTCATATTAAAAATATTTTTGGAAGAAATATTTTAAGTTTTGGCACAACTAATCTCATGCTTGGGTTTGATGATCTAGGAAGATCAAGTTGGAATAAGTTTATCAACTGGGATAACAATATTGTTGATACTGACACCAATGATTTTGAATGTTTAAGCGGCCGGATAGAGTTAAATTTAAACCGTCCACTAACAATAGATCCACCCATTGACTATGTGAATTGGTGTCAAACGCATGGTGTTCCGGCAGCAGGAAAATGTATCAGTTTGGGAAATATAGTTGATCTTGATCGAGATCTATCACAAATTAGGAAAATTTTAGTTCGTAATATACATGAACAAACTAACACATTTGCGTTTAAAATCTGTTCTTGAAGAAGATTGGATCATGCAATCAAGTCGTCTCTCATGGTTGCAGTTGCATCTCTCTATTCCTGTGGAGAAAATTTTCAACGTCGTTCAAAATTAAAACCAGGAATGGTTCAACAAAGCTATGAACAAAATTTTTATAGTTGACATACATAAAAATCCTGGGCTATTGAAACTTACCGAAGTCAAATTGTTTTTTGACGATAAGAATCAAGGAGTAGACTGGGCATATGATTGTGAAACAGTGGATAGCATTGAGCAGATACCCTCTTCTGCTGGCATTATTATCAACAGTGGAGAAATAGTCACCACAGACTTTAGAGAGAAATTTTATAAGGTCAATACTCTGATTGATTGCAGAGGACATAAAGATCTTATACAGTTCACTCCGGAGTATAACTACGATATGAGAACTCGCTCACCATTTGAGCAGGGCAGTAAACAGTTGTATGTTTTGGAAAATCTCTATAAAGTAATTCTGAGATCAAAGAAGTTGGTATACTTAGAAAATACCGAATCATACCAACCTAGATCAGTTACATCAGATCATTTTTATGGCCTGGCCAGTGGATGGAAAAGCGTACAACTTGTTCGAGACATTGGATTGAAATCTTTGAAGAGTATCACGGTGTTTGATCGGTGTGAACGTCAACTGGAATATCAGAAATATTTACATAGTTGTCCGACTTTACCAGAATCGATCAACATAGATACTCCTATATGCGGAGAGTACAATCCTCCTGCTGATCTCATAGAGTTTTGGCCAGATTGGCATGACGCTGATGTAAATTTTGAAATACTTGATTTACTACAGATACCAATCTTTCCAGAAAATAGTTTTGTGTGGATCAGCAATGTTTTTAGGTATGAACCTACTATTTTTGAAATGGGTTGGCAGATTTGCAAATCTGCCAAAGAGAGCTTGTTTAAAATAAACAACTCGTGTATAATAATTGAATCATAAGGAAACTACCATGGGAAAACCATTTGACGTCAGCAAGTTCCGCAAGGAAATCACCAAGTCGATCGAAGGATTGAGCATTGGATTTAACGATCCAACTGACTGGATCTCCACAGGCAACTATGCCTTGAATTATCTTATCTCGGGCGATTTCAACCGAGGCATTCCACTGGGCAAGGTCACTGTGTTTGCCGGCGAATCTGGTGCAGGTAAAAGTTACATCTGCTCCGGCAATATCATCAAGAATGCCCAGGCACAGGGCATCTATGTGGTGCTGATCGACAGTGAGAACGCACTGGATGAAGACTGGCTTAAGGCCTTGGGCGTAGATACCGGCCAGGACAAACTGCTTAAATTAAGCATGGCCATGATTGACGATGTGGCCAAAACAATCTCAACATTCATGAGCGACTACAAGGCCTTGCCCGACGGCGAACGTCCCAAGGTAATGTTTGTGATTGACAGCCTGGGCATGTTGCTTACCCCCACTGACGTGAATCAGTTTGATGCAGGTGAGATGAAGGGTGACCTGGGTCGTAAGCCCAAGGCACTGACCAGTCTTGTGCGTAACTGTGTGAACATGTTTGGTAGCTACAATGTGGGTCTAGTTTGTACCAATCACACATACGCGAGTCAAGACATGTTTGATCCCGATGACAAGATCTCCGGTGGACAGGGTTTTATCTATGCCAGTTCGATCGTTGTGGCCATGAAAAAACTCAAACTCAAAGAGGACGAGGACGGCAACAAGATCTCGGATGTGATGGGTATCCGTGCTGCTTGTAAAGTGATGAAAACACGCTACTCAAAACCGTTTGAAGGTGTGCAGGTCAAGATTCCTTATGAAACAGGAATGAGTCCTTATTCGGGCATGGTAGATCTCATGGAAAAACGCAATCTGCTAAAGAAGGAAGGCAACAGCCTAGTGTTTGTGACCAGCGATGGTGAGATCATCAAGAAGTTCCGCAAGAAGTGGGAAGCCAATGAAGAAGGCTGTTTGGATCGTGCCATGGCAGACTTTGGCAATCAGAAAACTGAAGTAAGTATCGTTGAGGAGGCAGCAGAATGAATGAAGCAGTAGCAGTGGCCAGCGAGATGTGGTCAGAACTCAAGCGTTATGTGAACACGGTGGATCGTGATGAAGCAGCCGAAACAGTGGTGGCCATCTTGATCGACAACGACTGTGATGTGGATGATATCAAGGACACATTCAAAGGTGACGCTGATATCAAACGTGCCCTCACAGCATATCTCGACAACGATCGATCCTACGAAGACGAGGATGATGAAGAGGTCGAGGAAGAAGAAGATCATCACGCCGACGACTGGGAAAACTAATGTGGTACAGCAAGGTAGTGGCCAACTTGGCGGCCATTCCTGATTTCATAGACCATTACGAAGCAGAGCTTGATGCAGCCAAACGAGATTGCAAGATTTCGGGTGTGCTGGAAAAAAATATCACTGCTCTGCCCGGTATCACGGAACAACGCTTCAATCAACTGCAAGAGATTGAAGCTGTGTTAAACTATCTCAACATACAACTACGCAAGATACGCCGGAAACACTTTCAAAAATATCTGGAAGGCTATGCCCGC